ATGAAAAAAACAGTACTTTCACTGCTATTACTGGCCTGTGCGGGAACGGCAGCCGCTGCGCCACAGGTGATTACGGTAAGCCGCTTTGAGATGGGTAAAGACAACTGGGCGTTCAACCGTGAAGAGGTGATGCTCACGTGTCGGCCAGGCAATGCGTTATTTGTCATTAACCCGGCGACGCTGATGCAGTATCCCATTAACGATGAAGCCATGGCGCAAGTGAGAGCCGGGAAAACCACGGGGCAGTCGATTGATGTGTTGCTGGTAGACAATCCGGCGAAGCCAGGCGAGAAGAAAAGCCTGGCGCCATTTATCAAAAAAGCGCAAACCCTTTGCTAAACCCACGCTGCCTGTAACGGCCATAAAAAAACCGCAATACCGTGAGCCACGGATTGCGGTTTTTTATTAAGTGATTACGGATGAGAAGCGTTTTTTTGAACCACTTTTGTCGCGGACTGGAAAACCTGACATCGTAATCTATTCTTAAAGGGCAAGGCGATTTCAGCCTGCATTAATGCCAACTTTTAGCGCACGGCTCTCTCCCAAGAGCCATTTCCCTGGACCGAATACAGGAATCGTATTCGGTCTTTTTTTGTATCCCTTTTCAGACAAGCACTTACGCGGTTCCGTCCGAAAATGTCCGAAAATTGTCCGAATCATCATATCCGGTTTTACAACCGTTATACCAGAATAAAATCGTTTTGGCGCGTATCGAGATACTTTTCGGTCGTCTTTTCCGAAACATGTCCGAGCAGTTTCTGCGCGAATTCTTTGCCAAATTCTTTCTCGTATAACCTTCCCGCCAGACTTCTGATCTCGTGAAAAGTGGGTGGGTTGTCTCCCAGCCCATGCACCAGATCTTTGCGCGCCTTCACAAATCCTTTCGTTAATCCATCAGGGTGGATATTACCCATCGGGCTGTTTTTCCGAAAACCAGCGCTCACCAGAAAATCAGAGTTGTTCCCCACTTTGCATTGCTCAATAACATCACGCAAACGCAATCCGGTGCTTTCCAGGGATAAGTCCAGGCTAATCGCAATCCTCATTCCGGTTTTAATCTGGACGACATGAAGCCGGTCATTTTTAATGTCGGAAAACTTCATCGCAGCAATATCTTCGCGGCGCTGCCCGGTGCAAATTGCCAGGTCCATGCCGTTTGCGAACCACGCCGGCAGTGCATTCGCGTTTCGTCTGATCGAATTAAACAATTCCAGGTCCAGTCGTTTTCTTTTAACCTCAATTTTCGGTGATTTTGTTGGTTCAACCGGATTAACTGATACCCGCCCGTTAACAATCCCTTCCCGAAAAATGTCGGACAGAACCGACCGAAAGGTTGTGGCCATTGTCATCTTATCCTCGTCCGTCCATCTTCTGAGAAATTCTGCGATATGTAGCGTTGTAACTTTTGCCAGTACCATTTTCCCAAAATGCTCGCAGATGGTTTCAATATGCCCCTTGCGGGCCTTAAGCGTTACCTCTGCCAGATCGCGTTTATCAAGGATCTTCTGATACTCTTTCAGCCATTCAGCAACTGTGTACTCATGCTCACCTTTGAGCTGTTCCAGTAGTGTGACTGGGGAGTAATTCTGATCAAGAAAGTTATTTGCTTCGATCGCCTGGGCTATCGCGTCGCGCTTGGAAATTTTTCCCAGAGGGATTTCTTTCCCGGTTAACGGATTGCGCCAGGCATAGGTTTTACGTGACTGGCGGTAAGTCAGATTTCTTGGCAGATTAGAATCATATTTTTCCCGCCTTTTGCTCATTCTGCAGCTTCTCCAGCAATGTGCCTTTTCTTGGGCGCCGTTTATCCATTCCATTTACGGGCGCTTTCAAACAATGTTTATTTGGACGTATATAGATCGCGTTGGGCTCAACCTGATATCTGGTGCCGTGCCGTTCCGGTGGCGGGTAAATGTTCCCGTTCCTTGCCCAGCGTCGTAACGTTGCTACAGAGGGAGGACAGGTGTAGGTATCTTCGGCCCATTCCTCAAGCGTAACGAGTTTTGCCATCACGTTGTTCCTCAACCCGACCAGATGATAATTGCCTGGCCGGGTAATTTCTGAATTACTGAAATCAGTTTGCTGTCAGGCGCTGCCAGATAGCCGAAACGTATTTAGCCTGATGGAGCGCATCAGCCAGAGCATTGTGCTTATCCCCCTCGAAGGGGATGTCGTATCGCGGATTGATACCAACGGCATTACCCAGCTCGACGATGGTGCGCACATCACGATCATTTACGAACCGCCAGGGCGCCGCGCCGCCTACCAACTCATAACTTTGCTTAAGCAGCACATTGTCAAACGATGCACCATTACCCCAGACCTGAACCGACTTAGCTCCGTTAGCTGCGTTCCCGCACAGGAATTCGCTGAAAAGAGTGAGGGCAACATCAAGATCGGCAGCGTCTTCAACCAGCAAGGCTGACCGGGCCTCGGATGATTGTTTCATCCACCACAAAATGGTACTGGCATCCGGTTTAGCCCCAAAGTTCATAGCGGACGTGAGATCCACAACCTGATAAAACTCCGGGCCTGTCTCGCCAGTTGATGGTTCGAAGAATACGGCACCAATGGAGACGATAGGGGCGTCAGGGTTTGAGCCCATTGTTTCTAAATCCACCATTAGATGCGTAAACAGTTTGCCGGTGGATATTGCCGCGTAATCTGTCACGGAATCTGCTGACGGATCAGGTTCAACATCATCTGCATCTGTTGCCTGGCTCGCTGATACCTGAGGATCATTTTGTTCTTCGATACTGACAGTCGCTTCCATCTGCACATCGCTGGTGGTCTCCGTTGCGTTTTCCGTTTTTTCAACTTTATTTGAGGGGATATTGATGACCGGGTTATCTTTTTCCTGAGATGAAACCAGTCCTTCGATGGAGAACACACCTGCGCCGATGCTTTCAATTTTCGGCTGGTTTGATGTTTCGGTTGCAGATTTAGAAGTAGCCTCTGCGGCCAGCTTTCCAACCACTGCAAATTCTGTGGATAACGTTTCAAGATTATCTGCCGGAATATCACCCCTAATTACGCCCGCAACGACGGCGGCACTATCAATCTGACGTGCGGCAGCGAGAACTTCTTCGGTTGGCTTTTCGTGGTTGCTTTCAGTCAGGTAGGCATTGATGTAACCGGTAAGGCGTCCCGGATATTTATAAAACTCAGGATGCGCGCTTCGGATCATGGCGAAGATTACCGCACGCGAGTAATCAAGAACGCCCGCGGTTTTGCGAAGAGCTGCCGACCATTCCCTGAACGGGCTTTCTTTTTTCTGAACGATTTCTTTGGCGCGCCGATGTATGGCGCCCGGGATGTTGTAGATATCAAAATCCATTGGCAGCGTCGCGGCTGCAATTTCAATATCCAGCGTATCCAGAGTATGTTCATAATCCGAGTTACGATCTGTCGCGATACCCCCACCAGCGTTCGTGCCAGTGTCTGTGCGCTGAATGGAGGAAATACGGTTACCTTTGGCCCATTCCTTCACAAGCAGACCTTTGTCGATATATGCGGTTTCGCTCCAGGCTTTCAGGAATTGCAGCATTACGCCAAGTTCAGGCAATTTTTTATCCTGAGGGAACGCTTCTTTTAAGGCCGAGGTCAGTTTCCACAGGTCGTATTCCCTGACGTCTTTCAGGGAAGGTGTGTTTTCGGCGGCCAAAAGCAGGTTTTGTACATACGAGTTATCCACGTCCATTTCCAGTGCAATAATGGAATTTTTCTGCTCTGCATGGATGTGGTAGGCATATTCGCTTTCAGAGATAAACTGAGCGAGTAAACGCTGGCGGAATGGAAGGGTTGCTACAGTAATAAGCTCTGGCATATCCGCATTCGGCAGTTTCTGAACAATTGCAGTTGCAGTGGTGACGGGATTATCAGTATCAGGCCGGCCCAGAGCAGTGTCCGCCCAATCCTTAACGAGCTGCTGGCGTTCACCCGGTTCAGCTTTAACCCAGGCATCAATGAAAGCGCTGATGGCGCTTACTTCATGGTTTTGATCCATTGGGAAAAGCTGTTTCACAGACTGAACAAGTTTCCACTCTACATGGGCAGATAGTTCGTCAACGCCCAACGCGTCCCGGCAAGCCTGCAGCAGGTTCTGAGCATAAAGGTTCTTCTCGTCCGCCTCGATAGCGCCGATCTGGACGTGTTGGGTTTCGCTGATTTCTTTCTCTTCAGTGTCGTTCAGCAGGTGCGCAATAAGGCGCTGCGGAAGTCGAAGGCGTGCTACAGGGCGGAGAAGTGCAGGTGTATTTGCCACTTCCGCGTTGGTATTGTCCGTTGAGTCTGCCAGTTGCGCGTGCTCATTAGGAACGTTTACAGAGCCAGCTTCGCTGGATATTTTTGTCCAGGACTTCCCATCCTCACCAAGTTCATAGCGATCGCACCAGGTGTCATCCAGCATACCTTCAGGGGGCAGGTCATCAACCACAAACCAATTCGTACGAACAGGAAGCTGATAATCGGCACCGCGACCAACTTCAATGTCGGCGTCGTCCAGTATGTTGAGAATTTCGCGCTCTGCGCGCGAATCGGATTTGGCGTCAAACCAGCAAAAAAGGTTTTTTGCTTCTGCGGCTTTTGCTTTGGCTTTAATAAGATACGCATACGTAGCCATTGTATTCGGGCTCCTTAAGGCTGTAAGATACCCGGGACTTTGATAGCTCCCTTCGGGTTGTGGTCATTGTTCAAAACTCGTTCCGGAAAGCTTTGGTCGGCTAACCGGGTACTGAACCCGCCTTGCGCGGGTTTTGTGCTTTATTGGGTGGGAAGTTTTCCGTTAGCCAGTTGTGTAACGGGGACCCATTCAAGCGCGTCCATTACCGGCTTAAAGCCGTCGGGGATATCTGTGACCGCGCGGATAACATCGGCCACACTGGTATTTGATTTGTTGAGGTGATAACCACCTCCTGGGCCGCGTTGACTACTCACGATGTTATTGCGGCGTAATTTGCTAAATATCTGTTCAAGATAAGAAACAGAAAGTTTCGACTCTGTGCTGATAATCGACAGTGCGACCGGAGAGCCGTTATAAACCCGGCTTAAAACGGCAACGGCCTGAACCGATGCCACCACACGTTTCATTCCAAATTCCATGGTTATCCCTTTACCGGTTCGCGGCCATAGCCAGGGTTATCTTCAATCACATCGCGCAGAACCTGTATTGCTTCACCATGCGGGAGAGTTAGCGCAAGCTTAATGGCGGTACCGAACGACTCAGCGGCCAATTCAAACTTCTGCGCGAGCCGGTTTGCTTCCTGTGTTTCTTCTTCTACAGCATCCATTTCAAACTGGTGCTCCTGCCAAACTTCTTCTAATACTTCTTCTTCCACTTCACCCCTTAGCGCCTCTTTGACTTCCAGAACAGGCAGGATGCCAATTAACTGCTCTGCTGGTGCGCTACTGAATCGCAATGCCAGTTCGTTTGCTGACATAAATCCTCCGGAAAAAAGGCCCGCCGAGGCGACGGGCAAAGAGAACTTTTCCAATTTAACCAGAACAGGTCTTCGTCTCCTGTTCAGTTGCGATGGCGGTATTGCCATCTCGATGCCCTTCGCGACGAGCATCAGGCTGGCAACAGCCATGGTCATTACTCAAAACTCGATTAAAACTTCATTGCTGGCTGTTGGTCGTCAGCCTTAGAGCCATTCATTTTGTAACTAATTCCGGATTCCCTTTCTGAGCAAGGAAATAGCAGAGCTGGCGAAGGCGAGCTGTAAACCAGCCCAGGCGAACAGCCTGACACCCCACAGGGTTGCGTGCGTAATCGATCATGTTTTTATCCTCTTGATGCCTTTTGCGTCTGGCCGACGGAACGGTTGAAACCTGCTGCGCGATTAGTCTGGTCATCTCATCCGGTGTTTCATATGCCGCCGGCAGTTACTTCGCGGGCGTCCTGCCTCGATGACTGAATTTCTAAAATCAGACTACAAATAATGTTTTCACTGGTCAAGTTAAAACTGAAAATAAAAACTTCAATGAAGGCGCGGCTTATTTACATTTTGTGAATTTTGGGCGAAAAAAAAGCCGCGGGCGCGGCATTTTTGTGGGGTAAGTTGCGGGTTATGAGACTGGAGGGTCGATTTTTCTTCTTTTCTGAAATTCTGCCATGAACTTATCCAATTCTTCGAGGCGTTCGTTAGCAAGTGTAATAAAGCGCTCTTGCTCTGATTCAGGCAGTTGATCAAAAACATCAAGGAGGCGTTGTTGTTTATCGTTTAATACAGTCTTACTTTCGGAAATCTCTTTGATCCATTTCTCTTCCGCATCAGACATAAAGAACCAATACAAAGGCTTACCCAGTGCTTCTGGTAGTAAGGCTAGTTTTTCCTTTCTTGGAATGATCCCAGCGTTGCACCAGCCACTGACGGATTGAGAATTAACGCCGACCCGGCGGCCTAACTCAGATTGAGATATGCCAGCCTCCTCCAGGGCTCTTATCAGTCGTTCTTCAAAGTTCATATTCATATCCAAATCAAACCAGTAAGCAAGGATACAAAGTTTCTTTGTAGTTTGGATCGTTCTATTTTCTTGACAATGAAAATTTTATTTTCAATCATGTGAAGACAAATTCAGGAGGAAGCATGCAAGAATCAACTCAGAAAAAAATAATTTCCCTATGTGGTAGTCAATCCGAGCTGGCTCGGCGACTTGGAAAAAACTCCCAAACTGTGTCCGCATGGTTTCGCACTCAGGTTGCAAGCACTGAGGTTCTCAATGCTTGTAAAGTTTTGGACTGGCAAGTAACTCCTCACGAGTTACGCCCCGATCTTTATCCCAACCCAACTGATGGTTTACCTCAGAAGGAATCCTAATCATGTATTCAGCAACTTTTCAGAATCATAACCAGCGTTTAGCCGTTCCGTTGAAATCGCAAAATCAGAATGAGCCGCGCCGCCGGGATAGCATCCACCACCAGGCGATATTTGCTGCCGTTCGTGAGTGGGAATCGACCCTTCCCGGGCAAGCACAAAGAAAAATTGCGCTGCTGGTGGATGAACAGTGGCGTCAGCAGGGTGGACGGGGAATCACCGTTAGTAAGCAGAATTTATTCCGCTATCTGAAGAATGAACATCGTTCAGCGAAATACACCTCCTACGTTATGCAGCTGGCATCCGCAATCTCCGCAGCTATGCCAATCGAGATCGCGCGTAAGCACGGCTTACGATCTGGCAAGACGGAAACGGAGCTGGTGGCGAGCGCGGTAAAAGAGTGTAGCGAGGCTCACCAGGCCAAATTGATAGGCGCTCCTCTCAGCAAACTGGAGAAAGAGATCCGGGAAGCTGCAATTTCACTTTTTAACATGTTACCAGCTGATGCCGCAGGCCCGTTGCTGGCAAGCATTAGCGCCGTGGCGCCGCAGTGTATTTGAAACGAGTTTTGACCAATGACCACAACGTCCGGGCAACCGGATAGCAGGAGTATTCATGGCAGCGCTGCCTTACATGCAACTTTACATTGCTGATTACCTGGCGGACACCATGCACTTGTCCACGGAGGAGCATGGGGCTTATTTGCTCCTCATGTTCAATTACTGGCAAACCGGGAGAGCAATACCAAAAAACCGCCTCGCTAAAATCGCACGGCTGAGCAACGACCGTTGGAGTGCCGTTGAACCCTCGTTAAAAGAGTTTTTCAACGACAACGGCATTGAATGGGTGCATGAAAGAATTGAAAGGGATCTCGAGGCAGTCCGTTCATCGGTAAGTCAGAAGTCCGCAGCCGGTAAAGCCTCAGCAAGAGCCAGAAAAGCCAAAAAACCAACGGAACAAGAACGGGGCGCTAACGACCGTTCAACAGGCGTTGACAATCCGTCTGAACAGAACGCTAACGGCAACTCAACTAATAAAGATCCAGATATAGATACAGATCTTAAAGAAAGAGAGAGAGAGGAGCGCGCGCCTGAAGAAATTCAGGGTGGTGAAAACCCGCAAGACGTTTTCGAGCCTCCGTTGGGTAAATTCCCGATCACCACCAGTTGGAAACCAGCTCCAGAGTTTGAGCGCCGCGCCGCGCTGTGGGGGATTGTTCTCGGCGAAGCGCCGGGCTACACGCCGGAGGAACTTCAGCAGTTCCGGGACTACTGGTCTGTCGAAGGCCGCGTTAAGCATCACCAGCAGTGGGAACAGACTTTTGCACAGAGTCTGCGAAGCCAGCGGGAACAGGCAAAGCGCAGCACAGGACGCCAGAAGACTACGGCATTCGCGATACCGCAACCTGACAACACGATTCCAGACGGATTCACGGGGTGATCATGAAAACCAGCAGCGAATTAATCGGACGCCTGCAGCGACTCATGCCGGCGGGCATCAAACCCAAGTTTACCAGTGCTGAAGAACTTATGGCCTGGCAGCAGGAAGAGGGCCGCAAGCACTGCGCTGAGGTGGAGAAACTCAACCAGAAAGCGCGTGCAGACCGTATTTTCGGGCGATCGGGTATTCAGGACTTGCACCGCAGCTGCACGTTCAAAAACTACCAGGTGAGCGGCGAGGGGCAGCAACTGGCGCTGACGATGGCGAAGCGCTACGCGCAGAACTTCGGTACCGGATTTGGCAGCTTCGTGTTCAGCGGCGGCTGCGGTACCGGGAAAAACCATCTGGCGGCGGCGATCGGAAATCATCTCCTCGGGCGCGGCGCCACGGTGCTGATTGTAACCATCCCCGACCTCATGTTGCGCGTTCGCGCCTGCTACGACGAGGGCGAATCAGAATCCGCGTTACTGGATGACCTTTGCCGCGTGGACCTGCTGGTTCTCGATGAGGTGGGTGTTCAGCGCGAGACGCGCGGCGAGTTCGTCATCCTGAACCAGATTATCGATCGCCGCCTGGCAGCCCTAAAACCTGTCGGTGTGCTGACCAACCTGAATCACCCCCAGCTGACCGCCGTACTGGGCGAGAGGGTGATGGACCGCCTGCAGATGGATGGCGGAATCTGGGTGAACTTCAACTGGGCCAGTTACCGTAAAAACGTCAGCCACCTGCGTGTGGTGAAGTGAGGAAATCATGACAACGAATTTTGTTAACGACGTGATCAGCTTCCTGACTAACCGGGAAGGAAACCTGCACGAAATCGCCGCTGCTATCGGCATGGACCCAAACCGGACCTCAACGCTACTGGGTGGCCTGTTGCGTAGCGGGAAGGTGGTACGTTCAGGGCGGCGGCGTGGCTATGTTTACGCGCTTGCACCTGACTATAAAACGCCGGAAGAAACCTATCTGATCCGTGTGGATGCCGTGCTCGCTGAGCTGAAAGAGCGACGCAGACTGACCTATGCGGAAATAAAAACGCTACTTGGTACCAGCGACTGTATCACGCGCGACTTCCTCACTCAGATTTGCAGGAAGGGGAACATCATCAAACAGGGTAAACAGGGTTATTTCCTGACGTTTCAGGATTACGAGACGTACGTGGAAGCACTGGCTGAGCGCCGTAAGGCAAAGCGTAAAGCTGACTGTGCCGCCCGTCGCGCAGCGCGGAAATCTCAAATCAAGCCAGCGGAGCCGGAAAAACCATCTGAGCCAGTAAACGTAATCACTGATGATTGCCGCCAGAACTGGCAGGGCTATCAAATCCATAAAATTTTCGGGAGCGCCCGCGCATGAAAGACATGACCCATGAGCAGTTAATTCGCGCCACCTACGTGGTTGCTAAGTACGAAAACCCGAAGACGGCGCAACTGCTGACTGAACTGGCGGGGCGGCTGGACTGTGCGCTGGTAGCGGCGCGTACAGCTTGCCTGGAACGTGACGCCGCTGTCAGAGCCGAAATCGAGTGGGAGACGGCCATGCGCCAGGCTACCAGGGCAGACAGCGTTGATGACGTGGTTCTGGCGATTGAGGCGCTGAAGTCAGCTGCTGGAGAACTCACCAAAGGAGAAGCAGTGTGAACTGGAAACATGATGCGTTAGCCCACGATCTTGCTGAACATTTGCGGCAGAATACCGCGCGAATCGTCTGGGAAGATATGCAGCTTGGGCCAAGCGGTACCGCGCGCCCGGATGTTTACGCGATCCCGTGCTCATTCAGCAAATTTTGCCCCGTCGTCTACGAAATAAAGGTCAGCGTCTCCGACTTCCGCGCCGATGTGACTGCCGGGAAATACACGAAATATTTTGCGTACGCCAGCGCGGTAGTCTTTGCCGTTCCCGAGGGAATGCTGAAAAAGTCTGATATTCCGGAGGGCTGCGGGTTGATGGTTCGTAAAGAAAGCGGATGGCATACCCTGAAAGGTCCGACCATGCGATCCATTGACAACCTTCCGCGCGACGCCTGGATAAAACTGGTTATCGACGGAATCCGCCGTGAAACCGAGCGTACCCGACTTATGATGCGCAGCGCTCCGGTTTATGTTGATGAAAGACGGCTGGCGCAGCGACATGGCGACGAGATTGCCAGACTGGTATCGCAGGCTTACAACGCAAAAGCTCGCCTCGAATCGGCTATTCAGAATCAGGAAAAGCGCCGTGCAGAAGTTTTCCAGCAGACAGAGCAGGAGACTCGCTGGCAACGCGAGCAGATAGAGCGACAGGCTGAAAGCCTGAACCGGGCGCAACGCGAACTGGCTGATGTTCTCGGGCTGCCTGAAAACGCGACAGTTAATCACCTTACCCGGGCAATAAATTCAGCCGCCTATCGACTCGCTCAGGATGCCGAGGTTATACGTCTGCGTGGATTGTTCAGCAGGCTGGAAGATTTGCTGGTCAGCGCCAACCAGAAGCTGCCGGGTGAGTCAGCTAAGGTGGGAGCGGCATGACGGAGTCAGATAATTTAATGCAGTACGCCACAAAACGCATCGTAGAGCTGGAAAGCCTGCTGCTGGTGGATGTGCCTGAAACCGTCTGGCCCGCTGAAGTCGGTATGGTCTATTCACAGGTAGAAAGCGCTGGTGATCTCCCGGCGCACCACCAGCGCCGCCTGAAACATCACATCAACCGCATGTGGCTGGAAAAAATGCCGGTACCGGCTATTGTCACTGCGGCCCGTTCGCTGGCCGCTGCCATGGAGAAATACGCGTGAAAGAAATCATTGTTGATAATTTTGCCGGTGGCGGCGGGGCGTCTACCGGTATTGAGCTGGCGACCGGCCGCAGCGTGGATATCGCCATCAACCACGACGAGAACGCCGTCGCGATGCATACCACCAACCACCCGGATACCTTGCACTACTGCGAATCGGTGTTTGATGTAAACCCGATGGCGGCGACGGCAGGCCGCCCGGTGGGAATGGCATGGTTTAGCCCGGATTGCCGCCACTTCTCGAAGGCCAAGGGCTCAAAGCCGGTGGAGAAAGAAATTCGCGGTCTGGCGTGGATCGTTATTCGCTGGGCGCTGGCGGTGCGGCCACGCGTGATGATGCTGGAGAACGTCGAAGAATTTAAAACGTGGGGGCCACTGCTGGCGGCAGAGATGCGCCCGGATCCGACCCGCGCAGGTGAAACATTTGAGGCGTTCTGCGGGATGCTTTCCTGTGGTGTTCCTGCCGGGCATCCGGCGCTGGCAGAGTGCTGCGAGTTCCTGGGCATTGCCGCCGACGATGAGCAGGCGCAGCAACTGGTGGACGGGCTCGGATATGCGGTTGATCACCGCGAGCTGCGGGCGTGTGACTATGGCGCGCCGACAATCAGAAAGCGCTTTTTCATGGTGATGCGTTGCGACGGCGTGCCGGTAACCTGGCCGAAGCCGACACACGGCGACCCTAAATCGTCAGCGGTCCAGGCGGGCAGCCTGGCGCCATGGCGTACTGCGGCTGAATGTATCGACTGGTCAATCGCCGCGCCGTCCATATTCGACCGCAAAAAGCCGCTGGCGGAAAACACCCTCAAACGAATTGCCCGAGGCATTCAGCGGTTCGTGATCGACAATGCGTCGCCGTTCATCGTGAAGTGTAATCACACCAGTAACCGAACCAGTTACGACTGTTTCCGTGGGCAGGCGCTGTCGGATCCGCTACAGACCATTACCAAAACACACGGCTATGCTGTCGCGGTACCGCACCTTACAAAATTCCGTACCGGCGCAACCGGGCAGGCAGTCACCGAGCCGGTACCGACGGTAACCGCTGGCACATCCAGGCGCCCTGGCGGAAACGGGCATGCGCTGGGCGTGGTGGAAGCTGCACTTACTCCGTTCCTGGCAGGTAATGGTGGCAGCGAATATCAGGCCAAACCGCGCCCGCTGGATAAACCCGCGCATACCATCCTGAAAGAGTCACGGTCATGCGTCGTTGCGCCAGTAATTGCCCGTCAGTTCGGTGCCAGCATCGCCCACCGGGTTGACGAACCGAGCGCCACGGTTACCGCTGGTGGCGGCGGAAAATCGCAACTGATAACGCCGACCCTGATCCAGATGGGATATGGCGAACGCCCCGGGCAGGAACCACGCGTGCCTGGCCTGCATAAGCCGCTGGGAACTGTGGTCGCTGGTGGTGGTAAGTTCGGGCTGGTGGCAGCGAACCTGGTTAAGCACTTCGGTGGCAACTATTCCGGTCCCGGCGCCGCGATGGATGCGCCGGCGCATACGGTCACTACCACCGATCATCATGGTCTTGTAACTTCGCATCTGGTGAAGCTGCGTGGCACATGCCGGGACGGACAGCGTACAAACGAGCCGATGCCGACCATCACAGCTGGTGGCCTGCATGTTGGAGAAGTCGAAACCATGCTTGCGGTTGAGTCTTACGACGAGCAGCGAGCGGATCAGGTGCTGGCTTTCCTGCGCCAGTACTGTGGAGACGATTACGACGGACTGGTAACCGTGGATGGCATCGTTTACCGCATCGTCGATATCGGCATGCGTATGCTGCAACCGCATGAGCTGTACCGCGCCCAGGGCTTCCCTGAATGGTACATTATTGACCGTGACTATCGTGGGGTGAAATACGCAAAAGACAAACAGGTGGCACGCTGCGGCAACGCGGTACCGCCGCCGTTCGCTGAGGCACTGGTCAGGGCTAATTTGCCGGAGATGTGTCAATCCAAAATTATGGCGGCATAGTTAATTTTTATCCCGGAGAATTATCATTGTTATAGCAAGGACGCCAATTATTTGAGCTATCAGGTATGAAACATTAGGAACATAGGGGAACAGCTCGCCGTCTGGCACCCCTAGGTTCCATACGAATTTATAAGTGAAGTCGTATGACTGCCCATTAATCATTTTATCTGATGGGACTATTACAAACATGCATGCAAGACTTACCGCAGCAGTGATACTTACTAATTTTCGATTAAACATATTCTCACCTGGAGAAAGCGTAATGTCAGATTTCAATATTGCCGCAAAATCACAGGAAGAGCGCGATAAAATTAACGTCGACCTAGCTGCTTCGGGAGTTGCCTACAAAGAGCGCCTGAACATGCCCGTGATCGCCGAAGTCGTGGCACGAGAACATCCTGAGCAGTATCGCGAGTATTTCATGGAAAGGTTACGATACTATCGCCAAATTAGTCTTGAATTGCCGCGATCTTCTGACCCAAGATACATTGAGATGGCGGAGCAGAACGCCAAATAGTAGAACAAGCCACTATAACAGTGGCTTTTTTATTCAATGGGTTACACCACATTAACTTTTCAAACCTGTGTCGCAATTTGTGCGCTTATCGAGTTGATCATTCTCCCGTATGGGTGTACTGTTTATTTATACAGTATTTTTATGAGAGGGATGATCATGAAGGTTGAAGTCACTATCGAACGTACAAAAAAACTGCCTGATGGCGCGATCCCGGCGCTGGAAAACGAACTTTTAAAACGATTAAACAAGCGCTACGAAGGGTGCAAGCTGACCATTCGTCGGGCACAAAATGACGGGCTCAATGTTATCGGTGGCGATAAAGACGAGGTCGCTAATATTCTGCAGGAAACCTGGGAAAGTGCGGACGAGTGGTTCTACTGAGTGTTTTTTATTGCAGCCTGCAGTCCTTTGCCAAACCACAAATCATCCATGCGCGGCTGCTGAATTTTCGACAATTGCGTCTGTATGTCGCTCAGGGGGATTTTGTGGATTTAGACATCGCCGAAGCGGTAGACATAATCAGACAGGGAGGGCGGTTCGTTGTGAATTGTGAAGAGGGCCGGATTACCAGTCTGGAAAGGGTACGCGACAAACAACACCTGCTTACTATGAATGAATTTTTGGAAATGGCTGTCGAGGCAGGTCTTATTGACCTTCGCAAGCAGAGACTGCCATAATCTACTTACCGCCTGAACAGCGGAATCGGAGCAGCAAAGCGCCACGGAGTGAACACCATGGCGCACTTGCAATTAATCAAGCAATCATCAGGAATCCTGATCCCGGCTACGCCCGAGACCAGCGATTTTCTGCATTCAAGATGTAAGCTCGGTGCGGTACTCGAAGCCGAGTTTCGCCAGCTACGTAACCCGGCATTTCATCGTAAGTTTTTCGCTCTGCTTAATCTTGGTTTCGAGTACTGGGAACCGACCGGCGGCGCGATATCTTCCAACGAGCGCAAACTGGTTAACGGTTACGCCAGATACCTTGCTGCTTTCGGTGGGAACGAAAGTGCGCTGTTGGATGCGGCTGAGCAATATCTGGATCAGGTGGCCAGCCGCCGTATTACGAACGGCATCAGCCTCTGCAAATCTTTCGATGCGTATCGTGCCTGGGTAACTATCGAGGCCGGGCATTTCGACACCATTCAGTTGCCTGACGGCACCCTCCGCAAACACCCACGAAGCATTTCTTTCGCCAGCATGAAAGAAACTGAGTTCCAGCAGCTCTACCGTGCCGCGCTGGATGTGCTTTGGCGTTGGATATTATCCCGCGTGTTTCGCGACCAGCGTGAGGCCGAGAACGCCGCCGCGCAGCTGATGAATTTTGCGGGGTGAATATGGCAAAAAAACCTCGTCGAAAATGCATCCACTGCAGGGAGTGGTTTCACCCGGTACGTGATGGGCAGGTTGTTTGCTGCTACGAATGCGCAAGCGCTGTAGGCAAAGAGCAGACCGCAAAGAACCAGGCCGACGCTATGCGTGCTGAGAAGAAGCGCCAGCGCGAAGAGGAGAAAGAGCAGCGGGCACGCCAGGCGGAACGGCGACAGGCAGTTAAGCCGCTCAGCTATTTCATCAAACAGGCTCAGCAGGCTTTTAACGAATTCATCCGGTACCGCGATCGACATCTCCCTTGTATCAGCTGCGGGCGGCATCACGATGGGCAATATCATGCCGGGCATTTCCGCACGACCGGCGCGAATCCGGAGCTGCGCTTTGACGAAGACAACTGCCATAAGCAGTGTTCGGTCTGTAATAACCACCTCTCCGGCAACCTGACTGCCTACCGTCCGGCGCTAATCGCCAAAATTGGCCAGGCCCGCTTTGATGCCCTGATGGGGCCGCACGAATTACCGAAATGGAAGCGCGGCGACTACATCCGGATCCGCGATGAGTACCGCGCAAAACTCAAAGTACTAAAACAGCAGGAGGCCGCATGACTACCGAAAATTATTACCAGATTGGCTGGGCCGCCCTGCTGGTCATCGGGTACGTCCTGGACTGGTTCGAAACGAGAGGGGGAAAGTGGTGAACAGAGAAAACTACAAAATGGACGTTATCCGCCTCCGCTGGCAACGCCTGAGGATTTACCGCTTTCGCGGATCGGTTGTGATGGATTACCGCATATTGAGAAATTACATTAAAACAGCAGCGAGGATTGCCGGATGAATCTGGAATCATTACCAAAGTACTATTCGCCCAAATCCCCAAAGCTGAATGATGACGCTCCAGCTACTGGTGGCGATGCTCTATCCATTTCCGATGTTATGGCTGCCCAGGGCATGGTGCAGGCCGAAGCCCCGTTAGGGTTTAACCTGTTCCTGGCGAAGATAGGCATTCAGGATCCGCAACCAGCTATCGAAGGGCTGATGAATTACGCGCTTGCGTTAAAAAACCCGGTATTGAATAAGCTGAGCGACGCCGCGCGCGCCGAAATGGCTCGCTGCCTGGCCCAGTTCGCATATAGCGACTATGCCCGCTCAGCGGCCAGCAGCTGCGAGTGCGACCACTGCAACGGGAAGGGAGTGATTCGCATTATGCGTGAAGTGGTCAAGCACCCTGGAGTGAAAGGTATTGAAGCGACAGTACGCAGGGAAGAGGTTGAAGAGCTTTGTAAGCACTGCGCAGGTAAGGGCAAGATTAGCACCGCATGCCGCGACTGTTCAGGGCGTGGAACGGCAATCGATAAAAAGCGGAGCCTTTTACACGGGGTGCCGGTTCAGAAAATATGCGATCGCTGCAATGGTAAAGGCTACAGTCGACTCCCGACCACGCTGGCGCGCGCCCGGGTAGCTCGTCTGGTACCGGATATGACCGATTACCAGTGGTACAGCGGGTACGCCGACGTGATCAATAAGCTGGTAACGAAATGCTGGCAGGAAGAAACCTACGCTGAGCTAAAGTTGAGGGAAGTCACACGATAGCAGCCTATTCAACAAAAATAACGGCATGATGCTTGCTATTTTCAAAAAATATGGGTAGGATTTTTCCAACGATGGGCATTGTATGTTCAACGTTAATAAACCCGCCACAGAGCGGGTTTTTTTATGCTTGCATTTTCCCCTCGTATTGTATTAGCAAAGCACTTTTTGCTATCAATAATCTTTAATTCATGTTGATAACTTCAATTTTGTACGTATAATGCCGCGCCATCGAAGAATGATTTCGAAACTAATTTGATAAAAAAAAGTAGGGCTAAACCCCTTGTGCGCTATCCTTTCTTTCGGTAGTTTGGATTTGTAGGACGCACAAAGCCCTGCTAAGGATTTTAATTTGAACAAAATTCAGCCTGCTGTGGTTTATACAATGACCTTCTTCATCATCCCCGCTTGGGGATTTTGGCTGCTTTCGCTCATTAAATAATCAAACGCACTCACGCTTCCTCTTTTTTAAAGCTTTCCTAATCCTTATCCAGTTAAAATCCCTTTGGTTCTGACGATGCGGCCGCACGTTAGGTTTAATTAACTGGCATAAGGTATAACTCTATAAGTTCTTCAAGTGATACTGCTTCTGGTGTAAAGGTGTGGATTCTCACGGGAATGGTGGCTTTAACCATTGGAATTGTAAGTTTTTTTGCAGTCCGACTCGTTGACACTATCGACTCGACTGAGGCTAGTGTGAATACCATCAAAGAAGTTCAGGCCCGGCAGGAAGAAAGGATCACTGGTCTTCAGCGTGACCGTGATAACGCCGAGAAAGAGATTGAAAAGTTGAAAGACAAAGTAGATCGCCTGAAGGATGAAAACGCTGATTTAAAGGGCAGGCTGAAAGTATCCAGCTCACTCGATACCTCAAAGCTGCCTAAGGGCGGCTTTTTTTGTTCCCGTAGCTCTTTTAGGCTCACTTTATGAGCCGAACGTCATTGGTATTCGGCTCATGCCTTATACCAGTGCCACAGCAGCGAGATGGCCCCGCGCTATAAATAAGCAGTTGAGGTTACTCCCGATCAAGAATGAGAGAGAAAAGTAATTAAAAATTCTGATTTACAGTTTTTCCCTATCTATTGGTGGCGGAAGTGCTAGGCTCAGATACCTTATCTTTACCAGGCATTCCAATGTGCACTCCACGTACCTTCTATCCGCTCCCGATGCTTATCAAGCACACCCAGCCATCCGGCCAGGACAAGCTCTATCCGGTTCTGGTTTCAGACGTAATCGACGCTGATGGTACAAGGTATGCAAGGTATATGAATGGAGCTGAAGTATGCATTACGTGGTTACGCTTTCTTCAGCTTGAGCTTGCCCAGGCAGATCTTCCGAACCTGGCGGCAACACCTCTTCCGGAAGAGGTTATTAAGCGCGATATGCTGCATTAACATCTCAAAATTATTCTCAATTGAGGCTCACTTCGGTGGGCCTTTTTTATTTCCCCTCACTCCTGAGAGGACTCACAAACAAGAGGGGGCGTAATGTCCGAACCTTTTTCCGGTACCGCAGCCGCCGGTAGCGCGCTGACCGGTGCCAGTATTTATGGACTGCTGACCGGCACTGATTACGGCGTGGTATTCGGCGCGTTTGCCGGAGCCGTGTTCTACGTGGCCACCGCTGCCGACCTGACGATTTTTCGCCGTACCGCGTATTTCGTTGTCTCGTATTTTGCTGGCGTCTATGGCTCCGGGCTGGTGGGTTCGTGGCTGGCGAGTATAACCGGCTATGCCGATAAACCGCTGGATGCTCTCGGCGCGGTAATGCTGTCTGCCGTGGCAATCAAGACGCTGACGTTTTTCAGTGAACAGGACCCGCTAAAGCTGCTGGCACGCTGGAGAGGGGGAACCAATGGTAACTAACGATCCGCTGGTGCTGACGAACGTGGTGGCCTGCGCCGCCATTGTTCTGCGCCTGATGATGTTCCGTAAGCCTGGCGGGCGACATAACCCGTGGGCGTCATGGCTGGCCTACCTGATTATCGTGGCGTATGCATCGGTGCCGTTCCGGTACCTCTTCGATTCGTATCTGCATACCCACTGGGCAACCGTGACAATCAACCTGATTATCTGCGCCGCCGTGTTCAGGGCACGGGGGAATGTGGCGCGGCTCTTCTATGTCCTGAGGTCTGAATGAACCAATCACAATTTCAGCAGGCGGCTGGTATAAGCGCCGGATTAGCTGCGCGTTGGTTTCTGCACATTGATGCGGCCATGAAAGAATTCGGTATCACTGCACCGACTGACCAGGCGATGTTTATCGCTCAGACCGGGCATGAATCCGTTGGCTTCACCCGGCTGGTGGAGAGCATGAACTATAGCATTGCAGGCCTGGCAGATTTCGTTCGCGCCGGGCGGCTTACTCAGGACCAGGCTAACGCGCTGGGCCGCCGTTCTTATGAAAAGGTGTTACCGCTGGAGCGCCAGCGCGCCATTGCCAATCTGGTGTACAGCAAACGCCTTGGTAACAAAGCACCGGGTGATGGCTGGAAATATCGCGGTCGCGGCCTGATTCAGATCACCGGTCAGGATAATTACCGACGCTGCGGCGCCGCGCTGAAACTCGATCTGGTTACCAGCCCGGAACTGCTGGAGCAGGACCGTAACGCGGCGCGTTCAGCGGCATGGTTCTTTGCCACCAGCGGTTGTTTGCTTTACTCCGGCGACCTGGCCCGCGTCACGCAGATTATTAATGGTGGTCAGAACGGCATTGAAGACCGCCGTCAGCGTTACAACCGTGCACGAGCGGCATTTTTATGATCCAGGTGCTACTGAGGAAGTACTGGTTTCCGCTGGTGGTGCTGGTTCTTACTGGGGCGCTGGCCTTTCTGGTGAACCGGTACCGTGACAACGCCATTGAGTACAAAAAGCAGCGTGACGAGAAAACGCAGGCGCTCAGTCTGGCAAACGCCACCATCACCGACATGCAGGTGCGCCAGCGAGACGTTGCGGCACTTGATGCGAAATACACAAAGGAGCTTGCTGATGCGAATGCTGAAAATGATGCTCTGCGTAAGCGTCTCGATAATGGTGGCCGGGTGCGCGTCAAAGGCAAATGTCCCGCTCAGGACTACACCACCTCCACCGGCGGCGTGGGCGATGCAGGAACCGTCGAACTCTCTGACGTTGCTGGACGAAACGTTCTCAGTATCCGATCCGGAATCATCCGCGACCAGAAAGCCCTGAAGTATTTGCAG